AGGCTTGGTCTAAACAAGCTTTGGAGTCCCCTCACCCGTTTTTTAACAACCTTCCGGCTTGTCCTTATGCTCAAACTGCTTGGGCTAACGACAAAGTCGGATTTTGCTTTAGCTACACCGCCAAACGTCAGGGTTTGTACTCGGCGCTATCTCAGTTTGACGACCGCTGGGATGTGATTTGTTACGTTGAGTTTCAATATGAGCCTGATGCGGAGTCTTTTCACGACTACATTGCCTCCATTAACCATGCTATTTCTATGGGCTTTTTTATTCAAAAGGACCTGTGGGTCATGGGCTTTCACCCGGATGACGATCAAGAAGAAGCATTTGATGTGCCTTTTGAGCCAGTAGTCGATGATTTGTATGCAATAACCTTCATTCAGAGGCTGTCTAAGCTGGAAAAATCGGCGGAAATGCTGAGAGAAAAAGGGTATTATGAGAATTACCTAAAAGACCCGGAGATGGCACATCTTTGGGACGAGCGGCAAGAAACCTACAGGAGATTATGCGATGCCGGGATCAAATAGAAAGATGGCGAAAAAGAAGCAAGCACCAATCAAAAGAATGCGCGGCGGCCCTGCGATGTTGAAAAAAGGTGGTGACGCGTCAGGCAAGGCGGCGGTTCGTAGTTCTTGCCCAAGTAAAGGCCTCTAAACATGGCTGTTTCGGGTTCAACAGACTTTGAGTTAGATGTAAGCGATTACATTGAAGAGGCGTTTGAGCGGTGCGGGCTGGAAGTTCGTACTGGTTATGACCTTAAAACGGCCAAACGGTCGTTGAACCTGATGCTGGGCGATTGGGCCAACCGTGGTTTGAATCAATGGACTATTGAGCAAACTACGGTAGTTTTGACGCAAGGCACGGGAAACTACGCCCTTGGTTCCTCGACAATTGACGTTTTAAACGCTGTGGTGCGCCGCAGTAGCACCGATTATGCACTGGAGCGGATCAGTCGTAGTGACTTCATCAATATTCCCACTAAGACGCAACAAGGTCGCCCGTCTCAGTTTTTTGTGGACAGGCAGATAGATCCTACGTTGAAACTTTGGCCAGTGCCTGAAAACAGCACTGACACGGTGATTATTGACAAGCTTGTACGGATGGACGACGCCGATACGTTTACCAACACCATGGATATTCCGTTCCGGTTTTATCCCTGTTTGGCGGCGGGACTAGCGTATTACCTTGCCATCAAACGCGCCCCTGACCGCGTACAGCTTCTCAAGGCGGTGTATGAGGAAGAGTTTGAACGGGCCGCATCAGAGGATAGGGATCGCGCTTCGTTCAATATACAGCCGTCTATGGCGTACTCAAGGCTCCTCTAATGGGGAAGTTTGCTACAGGGAAGTTTGCCTACGGCATTTCTGACCGCTCCGGATTTCGTTACAAGCTTAACGAGATGAAGCGCGAGTGGACCGGGATGCTAGTCGGTCGTGACGAATACGAGCCAAAACAGCCTCAGTTGGAGCCGCGTGTCAAGGCGGTAGATCCGCAGGCCCTTCTTAATCCACGCCCAGATCGCGTAGAGCCTTTGGATGTGCCGGTGGCGGTGCCTTTGGTAGAAGGTCCTGCGTTTAGGCCAACGGTAGGGTTTGGCATTGCTGGCGCAGTAACGGTGACAACATCATGAGCTTTACATACGGTGAATTAAAGCAGGCCATACAGGATTACGCGGAAAACGACGAAACCACGTTTGTTAACAACTTGCCTGTTTTTATTCGTAATGCGGAAGAGCGCATTTTCAAAATGGTGCAACTTACGGACTTCCGTAAGAATGCGCTGGGCAACACCACGAGTAGCATCAAATATTTAGATTGCCCGTCCGATTTTTTGGCACCGTTGTCGCTGTCTTTGGAAGTTTCCGGCGAAAAAGTCTTTATTGATTTTAAAGATGTCAACTTTTTACAAACGTATGCGCCGGATAGCTCCGTTACGGGAGCGCCTAAATATTATGCGTTGTTTGACCGTGATAACTTTATCTTAGCGCCTACGCCGGATGCCGCTTATGTGGCAGAACTGCATTATTACTACCGACCTGCCAGCTTAACTAGCTTAACGGATAGCGGCACTTCTTGGTTGAGCGAGAATGCTCCCCTTGCCATGCTTTATGGCAGTCTTTTAGAGGCTTACACCTTTATGAAAGGCGAGCCAGATATGATCGCGCTGTACACGCAACAGCTTCAGATGGCGTTGGCAGGCATGAAACAATTTGGTGAGAACAAAGAAGTTACGGATCAGTATCGCACTGGGATGCTAATAAGGCCTAAACAATGATGGTAGAAGGGGGTAAAATAAGCCCCGGAATAGTCGAAATACAGACTACCAACCATCGTGGCTTCACTCCAGAGGAGGTTGCCGAGCGATGCCTTAGCAAGCTTCTGAGCGTTTCTGATACCGCCCCGCCCGCAATTAAAGAGCAGGCGAATGCTTACAAGGATCACATGCGCGCGGTTCTTGTTTTTTATATGAAAGAGGCGGTCAAAAGCGACCGAACCACTGTGTATAACGCCTTGTGTGATGCGGGGCAAAAAGACTTAGCCGAACTTATCAGGAGACTTTGATATGGCTTTTACAGGTAACTTTATGTGTACGTCCTTTAAGCAGGAACTGCTTCAGGCCAAGCACGACTTCACTGCCAGCACAGGTCACACCTTTAAGCTGGCTATGTACGACAACAATGCAAGCTTTACGGCGGCCACGACTGACTATACCGCGACTGATGAAGTTAGCGGCACGGGCTATTCTGCTGGCGGCGGCACTTTGACTAATGTTACGCCCACCACGTCAGGAACAACGGCGCTGACTGATTTTGCCGACCTGACATTTAGCTCGTCCACGATTACTGCTCGCGGCGCGTTGATTTACAACACCACTACGGGCGGCGGTACGAGCACGACGGACACGGTTGTCGTTTTGGATTTCGGCTCTGACAAATCATCCAGTGCAGGCGATTTCACCATCGTATTCCCAACCGCTGACGCATCTAACGCTATTATTCGGATTGCATAATCATGGCTCTGGTCGTTGCTGATCGTGTAAAAGAAAACACCATTACCACAGGTACAGGCGCAGTTACGCTTGCCGGTGCGGTCACCAACTTTGTGACATTTGCTTCTGTCCTGTCTGACAGCGACACGACCTATTACGCAATTGTCGATGACACGAACAATGATTTTGAGGTTGGCCTTGGCACGTTTACTGCGAGCGGAACCACGCTCTCGCGGGACACGATTCTTGCTAGCTCAAATGGCGGGTCTGTTGTCAACTTGTCAGCAGGAACCAAGGAAGTGTTCATCAACTACCCTGCTGGAAAGTCTGTGTATCTTGACGGCTCGGGGCAGTTAGTAATTGGTGGAACGGCAGTTACAGCAACAGCCGCTGAAATCAACTACCTTGACATTACCACCTTGGGAACGTCTGAGGCGAGTAAGGCGGTTACTGCCGACGCAAACGGAGATGTTGCGCTTTCAGAAGAATTGAAGGCTAAAAGCTATAACGAAACATATGCGTCGGTCACGTCGTCATCTAACGCCACCACGGTAGATTGTGAGGCGGCAAACTCATTTGCACACACGTTGACGGAAAACACCACGTTTACCTTCAGTAATCCTCCGGCTAGCGGCACGGCCTACACACTGTCACTTGAGATCATTCAAGACGCCAGTGCGTCCGGCTACACAGTCACATGGCCGGGGTCCGTGATCTGGCCAAACGCAACCGCGCCCACTTTGACCGCTACAGCAAACGCCAAGGATGTTTTTGTGTTTTACACCCGAGATGGCGGGACGGCTTGGTATGGGTTTACTTCCGGTCAGGCGTTTGGCTAATGGCCACCAAGAAGAAACTTCTTGAAGCCGCCGCAGGCGCGAGCTTAGCCCCTGACACAGGCGATCCAGAATTTGCCAATGTTGTCTTGTTGCTAGATGGTGATGGTACTAGCGGCGATCAAAACGAAACCTTTACAGACTCATCTACTAACGGCTTTACGGTTACTGAAACTGGCTCTGTAGTACAGGGTAGCTTTAGTCCGTATGGAGATAATTGGTCTAATAGCTTTGATGGAAACAGCGATGCGTTAACAATACCAGACAGTGCTGACTTTGACTTTGGTACTGGTGATTTTACTATTGAGTGTTGGGCTAATACGTCATCGTTTGCATCGGCATACAACGTATTAATTTCTCAATGGGGGACTTCAAGTCAGGCATGGATTTTTAGAATAACATCGTCACTTGTTGGTCTTTATGCAAATATTGGTGGAACGCAAACATATACGGCATCCGTTACAAACAACCTAAACGAATGGAATCATTTTGCGGTTGCCAGAGAAGGCTCTTCATTAAGATTTTTTAAGGACGGTACGCTACTAGGAACAAGCTCTATTAGCGGAACCATTGCTAATGCAACGTCTAATGTCACTGTTGGCATATTAAGTGATTTAAATTCAGTGACAGCGCATGACGGATATATAAGTAACTTGCGGGTTGTAAAAGGAACTGCTCTTTATACATCGTCGTTCACACCGCCTTCAACATCCCCGCTAACTGCCGTGACAAATACTGTCCTGTTAGCGTGTCAGTCAAATCGCTTTATAGACAATAGCTCTAGTAGTCATACATTGACTCCTGCCGGAACTGCAAGCGTAACCCCGTTCAGCCCGTTTAAAAATGATGACGCAAGAGACATAACGACTGATGGTG